TTTTTTCAATGTCTTTTCACAACTATTAATAGTTGTGACAAGTCATGCCTTTTTTTCAAAAAAAACTTTCCGAGTGAATTTTTGTCCCTCGTGCTTCACGTACATGCATTTTGATATAAGTTATTCTTCTTCTTTATCATCTTCTGTGACTTTTGGCTTACCACACGAGAACATAACGGAAAACAATATAAGTATGATAATAGCGGCAGTGGCTTTGATGATGGTTTCAACCGATGGCATTCCAATCTTCATCTCTATTTAAAGATTACAAACATTTTATTTGTAAGTCAATATATCACACTGTCGCCATGTATCCCAGTTATCAAAAGAAGGTGTACAGTCCTCCTCTTGGTAAGGCGCATTATCGTCACTTTCACATTCCTGCCGATTGGAACCCAATTATTAAGAAGATTATTGGTAAGGATGGGTGTAATTTCATTCGCGCGACGAAGATGTCTGGTTGTTCGTACATTTGGCATCATATCGGCACCGACATTGTCGAGATATGGGGTCCTCACGGCAACCTGATGAAGGGTGAGAATGCGGTTAGGGAGATTGCTTCTAAGTATTTGTCCGCACCTGCGCCTGCGCCCGAAGATGATGCGTAAATATAGTTTAAGAAAAACATAATTTATAATAGTATATGCAGAAGTGTATCGCGGTTGACATAGACGAGGTATTGGTTCCGTTTTTTAATTCGCTTGCGCAATATCACCAAAAAAGAGTAAATAAACAGATACGCCTCCCTTTAAAATACAAATATCATTATGCGAGTGTGTTAGATTTGACCGAGGACGAATCTAGTGAGTTGGTTCGTTCTTTTTATGGTTCTGAGGATCACGCGAGCATGCCTGCTTTGCCAGGTTCTGTGTGGGCTTTAAATACTTTGAAGTCTAAAGGTTATTCTGTGGTGTTGGTGACCGGTCGTCAGCGTTATTCTAAGGATGCTACCGAGAGTTTGTTGTGCCGTTTGTATGGAAATACTTTTGATGATATTATATATTGTGATCACTACACTGAATTTTCTAAGAATAAGTCTCACATCTGCGATGCTTTGGGTGCGAGGTGCATCGTTGACGACAGTTTTTCGAATTGCGTTGATTGTATGAAAATTGGAATACCTGCATTTAATTTCATAGGAAATCCCACATACCCGTGGTGCGATCCGAGTTCAATATCGGTTGGTGATTGGGAGAATGTGGTGAAGAAAATTCTGTAATTAAAAAAATTAGGGAATTATAAGCTAGGGAGGATGGTGCACATAATAAATGGAGTTGTTTCTCGCAGTGGTATTAATATAAAAAAGATATATAGTATCAGGCATAATGGGAGACAGTCCAGAAAGCCACCCGTTGAGTTTTCAAGATCGAATGACACAAAAGATGTCAAAACTAGAGGCGATAGCTGTGGTGGAGGAGAACAAGAAGACGGACATAGCTCGAAGTTGGTCGAAGGAGCAGGAGGGGATTCTTAAGATTTGGGCCGAGAAGGCTGCCGGTTATAGGTGGCTTCACGAGCGCGCTTGTCGTCACTACCGCCGCCTCAATAACAAGTTCGTGTATCCCCAAATAATGCTAAGCACCCTCGCTGGCGTGGGTGGTTTTAGTGTGACTTCGAGTTCAGAAACCAGCAATTTGACTATATTGGGTTATTGCATTGCGGGTTTGAACGTGCTAGTCGCGATGATGTCATCATTTCAAAAATTCATAATGGCTGCGGAAAAATCGGAAATGCATGCCACCGTGGGTAGACAATTTGCGGCATTTTACAGAAACATAGTTTTGGAGCTTTCTTTAAGACCATCCGATAGGGAGAATTGTTTGGACTTTTGTAAAATGTGCAGAACAGAGTATGATCGTTTGATGAACGTAGCTCCTAGCGTTCCTCAAAAGATAATAGAGCAGTATAAGGCGACTTTTCCGGATGCTCGCTATAAGCCCGATATCGCGAACGGTTTGAGTGATATGAGGATGTGGAATGAGTGTCAGGAAGAGGATAGGTTGGAGGAGGCTTTTATGAAAATGCGGGCGTTTTACAAAATGATTTATAGAACGAAGGCTTTTTGTAAAAAGAAGGGGAACCAGGAGGAAAAAAATATACCACTATAATATAAATATAATGGAAACTAAGAAGGTTGGTTCTCGTGCGGAGGTTTTCCACGGCGCCGCGGAACAGACTACCGGTGGTCTTCGCAAGAAGGATCTGTATCGCGGCAAGGATGGTGGCATCCACTCCAAGAAGATGAAGTCCCGTGGCTCGAATGACGCCCTCGTCAAGTGGCGCGAGGCGGTGAGGAAGGTCAGCGAGCGCGAGGGCGTCGTCGTCACCCCGGATAAGATGAAGGGTGCCCTCCTCAAGAAGATTCGCGCGCAATACAAAAAAATGATGGCGTAAGGTAAATGCAAGTTCCTGCTCCCAAGGCTATGGTGGATTGGCAGAAGGCGGTCAAGGCTGCCAAGCGTAAGTTAAATATTCCTTCGAACACATATATAACTTTGAAGGGTGAACTTCTCAAAACTGCGCGCAGAATATATTGTATGATGGGATATTGAAAAAAAATATGATATTATTTCAAACTATGAGGACTTCTATGGTTCCTACGAAATACAAGGATTCGAAGGGCAGACGCATATTTCTGAGTATTGGTGGGAAGCCCTTTGTGGTAACTGCCGCGGGGAAGAGGCAGTACAAGCCCGTTGTGAGGAAGATGACTTTAAATAACGGTTCTACGCGCAACGTGCAGAGGAGGAATTTGAAAAACATCCCCAATGCCATCCGTCCCAAGCGCAAGCCAAAGGTCGTGGTTCGCAAGCCGCGTTCTAACAAGGGCACGGTTCGTTCGCTGGTCGCTTCTCCCGGTGGCACCGTTTACAAGGGGATGACTTCCCTCGTTCGTGCCATTCGTGAGAGAAATGCGGCTGCTAATAAAATTACTAATGCCATTCCCGCACTTCGTAAGGCGAACCGCGTCGTGATCAAGAGATTAGCAGTGGTGTAAATGTAAACTTCTATTTTATGAGTGACATAATGAATGCACAATCTAAAATAGAAAAAAATTATTTAAGTATAATAAATAACAGTATGATGCCCAAAGTGGACAAGATCGTATGCATCATATCTACGATGTTAGTTATGGTGTTACTTTTTGTGTTGGCACGCAGAACTCGTGAGGGTTTCGAGGTGGAGGTGGTTCCACCCGACGCATCCTTCTTTGTCAAAAAGCTTGAGCTGAGCATGCTTCCTCCATCAGGCGAAGGCTCTGCCCCGGCGACCGCTCCGAGTGACGGTGGCAGTCAGGCAGAGGAGAAAGTGCTCTCCAAGGCACAAATCAGAAAAATGATTAGGAAAGCAATCAGAGAACAGCCTCCGGTGTCTGCCGATGCTTCGGGTGCGGCAACCTCTAACACCCCGAGCGGTCAGGCTCCAATGATGACTTCCGTTGAGGGCTCGGGTAGCCCGGTGGCTCCCGGTGCATCACAGGCACTCACCATTAGCAACGATGTTGAGCCACCGATGGCACAGGGTGGTGGCGCAAACATGAGACCGGCGCCTGCAGCTGCGAATGCGGAGGTGCGCGGGCAGATGCCACAGCCAAACATGGAACCGGTTGCAGATGGACGCCCATTCCACGTGCGCATGAGAGCAATTGGCAATGGACCAGATGGAATAAGTGGACTTCCTAATTATTACTATTCCGGAAACGCCATTAACAACAAGATGGTGGGTGGTGAGGATGGCACAATCAAGACACTGACACAGGGTGCCAATGAGGGCGAGGAGGATTTCATCAAGAGAGCCGCAGACGAATGCAGTAAGAGCAATCCGGGATGTGGTCATTTCGTGGTATATGCACCTAAAAATCCCGGTGATCGCCTTACACTTAAATTAATGAAGAGGGGCACTTACCAGGCAAACAATGTACCGGGTCCCAATGTATTCAGAAGAGTTAGTTCCGGTAAGTGCGCTAAGAAGATAGAGGCGGAAGAAACGCAAAAGGATGCATCCGGCAAAATAACGGCTAAAGGTTTACAAACTTGGTATTTCCGTAATACTGGACGTAATCCCAGAGATCATTTCGGGTGGGCTTGTAAACATTCTGGTAGCGCAAAAGCACGCAAGGCTAAGATCGATGCGGGACAGCCACTCACAGCACAAGAACAGAGAATGGAAGATAAATGCAAGAGAGTGGGGGCGGATTGTGGTTTCTAATAATATGTTTGGTTATATTAGATAACATTGCGATGCCCAAGGTGAATAAGAGCATATGCATTGGAACGACGATAGCAGTTTTAGTTTTGCTATTCATGCTTGCGCGTAGAGTTAAAGAGGATTTTAAGGTGAACGTGATTCCTCCCAATGCTAAATTTAGCGTTAAAAAGTTGGAGTTGAGCATGAAATCCCCGGGTAAGGGTAAGGGTAAAGGTACGGTCACCTCCGTGGTTACAGATGAAACTGATGGCATGAAAAGTGCCGTTGGTTCTCAGGTTTCTACATCCGCCGTTGGTGGTGCTCTGTCTTCCTCATCCGCCGGTGGTTCGAGCGCGTCAACTTCTACCGGGGTTGGACAGACTTCAATGATGACTGCTCTCCGTGGCGCAGTTGGAACTGGTATCATGTCTCAGACTGGAAGTGCGGTGGTGGCTCCGGGTAGTTAATCATCTCTGTCTAAGAACATGAAGCCTTGATTTTCGGGCTCAAATATTTTTACGTGGTGGGCTTTTAGAACCAACCCTATTTTTTTATTCATAAAGTAGATTCCAGATATGTAGAAATTACACGTAACTGTGTAGTTCGCACAGCATCCATCTATGATAGTCATTGTTGAAGGAACGCGATTACTATCATATAAACGAGAGTCCTCGGTATATTTGATACGAAGTGTGTCACTGTCGGATATGTTTGAATGAAAGACGTTGTATATTTCGTCTACCGACATTTTTGTGTTAAACAGGTCTTCGTAGCGATTTGATAGTTCTTGTATTATTTCGCGTTCTAGCGTTCTGTATTCATCTGCGAACGCTGGATTGTCTGATAAAGATATCATCAGGTTTATCTGATCGTTTGCTCCGTAGTTATTAACTTTGAACCCGAATGGCATCTTACTACGAGGAACAACAAGTTTGATATCTTTACCGTCCTTTTTTAAAGAAAGGTTGTTAGATCTAGAATTTCTTTCTAATTCTATCATTAATTCTATTTTAGTTTAAATCTTTAAGTCTTTTATGCACTACAATTTTCGCAGGGTTCGAGTGTGAATTGTATGGGTCTCGCCTTGGCTTTGCTTCGCAGGTAGTACATTCCAGTTTTCAGTCCCTTGTTCCATGCGTACATGTGCATTGATGAAATTTTGCTCACCGTGGGTGATTCTAGGAAGAGGTTCATGCTTTGGCTTTGGCATATGAAAGCTCCTCTGTCTGCTGCCATATCTATGATTGATTTTTGGCTAATTTCCCAGACCGTTTTGAAAACGTCCTTGATCTTTTGTGGGAGTTCTTCAAATCCCTGTACAGATCCACCGGATCGGATAATCGCGTCTTTCACGTGCTTGTTCCACATGTTGATTTCCTTCAGTTTTTTTATGAGGTGTTGGTTGACGACAACGAATTCTCCCGCCATTGTGCGTCGGAGGTAGATGTTGGTGGTGTAAGGTTCGAAGCATTCGTTGTTTCCTAGAATTTGGCTGGTGCTTGCGGTAGGCATCGGTGCCACGAGCAGGGAGTTCAGAGCCCCGTGCTTCACCACTTCCCCTCGCAGTTTTTCCCACTTGGGCGCGAGCTTAAGACTGTTCGCGTCGATGTTCCACAAGTCGAACTGAAACTGACCCTTTGATAGAGGAGATCCTTGGAACGTTTCGTACGCCCCGCGTTCCTTTGCGAGTTCCACCGACTCGGACATTGCGGCGTAGTAAATGTGTTCGAAGATGTGCCTATTGAGTTCCTTGGCTTCGTCGCAGTCGAAGGGATATTCGAACATCATGAACACATCAGCCAGTCCCTGCACACCGAGTCCCACTGGTCGGTGCCGCAAGTTGGATTTCTTTCCGCATTCAGTCGGGTAAAAGTTCTTGTCGATGACCTTGTTCAGGTTACGCACGAGAATCCTCGCCACGGATTCGAGCTTTGAGAAGTTGAAGGTTTTGTTCTTCGCGTCTACGAACTTGGGGAGTGCTATGGATGCGAGGTTACACACGGCGGTTTCGTCCTTGCTAGAAACCTCGAGGATTTCGGTACACAAATTGCTGGACTTGATGATACCAATATTCTTTTGGTTCGACTTTTTGTTACATGCGTCTTTGTAGAGCATGTACGGCGTTCCCGTTTCGATTTGCGAACGCACGATGGACTTCCACACGACTTCTGCGTTGACCGTCTTCCTCGCGAGTCCTGGCATCTTTTCTGCGGCTTCGTACATGTTGTTGAATTCTTCTCCATAGACTTCCGACAAGTCCTTCCCAAACTTGTTTCTGACTTCGTTCGGGCAGAAGAGCGACCACTGACCTCCGTTTTTCAGCCTCTCCATGAACAAGTCCGGGATCCACATAGCAGTGAAAAGGTCTCTGCAACGGGCTTCCTCGTCTCCTTGGTTTAGGCGGAGATCCAAGAAGTCCATAACGTCTGCGTGCCACGGTTCGAGATACACCGCCACGGAACCCTTCCTTTTCCCTCCCTGGTTGACGTACCTTGCGATTCCGTTGAAGACGCGCAGCATGGGGATGATTCCATCCGACTTGCCATTGGTTCCCTGGATTCTGGATCCACTGGCGCGAACGTTGTGTACGTGTACTCCCACCCCTCCCGACCACTTGCTGATTCTCGCCGTCTTCTTCATCGTGTCAAAGATTCCGTCGATGCTATCTTCGTTCAGCGCCTCGAGAAAGCAGCTGCTCATTTGCGGGCGCGGGGTTCCGGAGTTGAACAGCGTGGGCGTTGCGTGAACAAAGTACCCGAGTGACATGTGGTTGTAGGTGTTTTGAACTTCATCGAGCGGAATCTCCCCAGTTTCCTTGTTGTAATGGATTCCACAAGACACCCTGAGGAACATGTACTGCGGCGTTTCTACGATCAACCCTTCGACCTTGGTGAGATACGCCTTTTCCAGCGTCTTCAGTCCGAAGAAATTGATGTCGTTGTCCCTATTCTTCTTAATCATCTTTTCGAGATCCGCGTCGACGTTACACATTCCGTTGAACAGAGTTTGATCAAGAATCATCTTCCCATTCATCGCGGACATGGCTTCCATGAACGTTGGACTCGCGTTCTTTTGGATGTTGCTTGCCGTTATGCGTGCGGCAAGTTTCTCATAGTCCGGTTCAGTGGAAAGCATTCCGGCTGCAATTTCGGCACTGAGTGTGTCTATTTCTTCACTCGAGATGCCATCATAAAGTGAGGACATAACTTTTTGGGCGACTTCATCAGGTGATACGCCCGAAAGGTTATTGGTAAGCTTTCGGATACGACTGGCAATTTTGTTAAAATTGACATCCTCAAGCTGTCCGTTGCGCTTCTTGACCTTCATTACTACTATATCGATTTTTATCTTTAATTGTTCTTGCACAGAGTTCCCTCTCTGACACGCACCGCGCCAGCTGGAATGTACTTCCTGTCTGGTCTCGTGAGGTAGGTGTTGGTGAGAAAAATGCCTCCTGGTGCGACGTGGGAAGCCTTGAAGCACTCGTCCTCAGGCTGACACTCGGGTCCGTCGTAAAGACGCAGAGGACGCTCGTTGGTGTTTTCTGGAAATGATGCCATTGTGAGTTCCTGCATTTTTATTATATTAGTAGATTATAAAATGGATTTCCGTTTGTCTATGATTAACTCTATGCGCCAGGCACCAACTGAATTATCCGAAAACTTTTTTTGCTCGAAGAATATAAATTTGATTCAAAAGCAAGCCAGACAGACCATTAAGAATGAAACCGGTCTTTCTATCGATAGGCAAAATGATGATGACTTGGCTACTATTATGAGGCAGATTTACATCACGAATGTTTATAATCCTTACACCGATGTTTCGGATCAGATAAAGGTTCTGAACTCGAGGGTGTTGCAGTTTGTTTTGCAGCAGATTAGGGTTGGTCTTTCGGAGAGAATCGCCTACCTCAGGGATATCTCTAAGCCAATTCAGCCGAACCAACTTCCCAAGTCGACTACCACATACGGGAATAAAATACCATACAATAACAAGATAGGATTATGATTAATCAGATATGTGGTGTCCTTTATTTCCTTTTCACATCTAAAATCATACATCTTTTCGCGATTGGAACTATTAAGCCCACACTTGATAGTTCGAAGGCTGAGGAGCACAAGCAGGAATTCATAGTGAATGTGTGCGAGTTATTTTTTATTATAGTGGCACTACTGTTATTAAAAGGGAAGAACATCTGAACAGTAAGTAAAATGTCTCTCAACGCACACAAGCATGAGACCGCGCAATTGTGCATGGAAAAGGGGTGGGATAGATCTAACATATTCTTGGTTTGGATGCTTTTCATGGAGGAGATAGGCGAACTCGCGTCTGCGATTCGTCACCATACCAAGCATTTTAGAAAGCAGAATGTTAAGAAGGGCAATGGAATAGACGTCGTGATGGAGATGGGAGATGTATTCAATTACCTTTTTCAGATAGCGGGGATGCTCAACATTGACCTCGACGATATGTGGCAGAAGCAGATGCGTAAAGCCCATAGCAAGACATATAAAATATCTGTGTATAATAACAGGAAAAATGACATCGTCCTTAGGGTTAAGTGATGAAATCATAATAAATGACATAAATTACGAGACATTGCCTGACAATTTCACTCCTGGTGTGGGCGGTACTTACAAACGCAATCCTCCTCCTTACAAGCCTCCTGAGGAGGTCGTTGCGAGTTGGGATGAGGACGTCCCCAGTCCAGCGTGTGAACACACGTACACCGCTGGATATAGGACGGCATCTTATTGCACACCTAAGACCGTCACTTGCGACCTTAAAAGGTCGTACGAACCAGAAAGAATAATCGATCCCGGACGCCTGGACTACCTTGCGCGTGAAGTCGCTGCAAAGAAGAAGGCTTCCATGCTTTCAACGATGATGGATAAAGAAAACATCGATGGCGTCGATAGATTAAACACAATTCTGGCTGTGCTTTTCATTCTAGCTGCAGCTTTTCTTTTTTTGAAGTTAATGCGCTAACGAGCGTTTTTTGTAATTCTTCTTTACCCTTTTCTATATTTTCTTTAAGTCCCTCACAATTATGTGTCTCCATGAGTATGCATCGAGAACAATAATTGCGATTACACGACTTACACTGAAGTGTGAGGAGCCCAACCTTTTTGCGGCAGCAGTTGCACCTCATCTTGGTATATCATAAACGTATTTCTTAAAGTTCGCATTCCTCTTCTTCTTTCTTCTCTACGACCGGAATCTTTGCGATAGATTCCTTTTTCTTTCTCTTTTTGATGAGACCTTCCGTCCCGTGGATTCTGTGCCACAGTACCCTATCCCAGAAGTTGCGCATGATTGGTAGATTTTCGGCGAACCACTCCCTGTCTCTCTCGACGCTCACGACGTTGAACTCTGGATCCCTGGGCCACGTGAGTTCGCTCGGCTTGTATTGGATGAAATCGCACACTTCGAGGTCTAGAATTTCCATCAGGAGCTGTACCTGTGGCATGTAGTAGGAAGGTATTTCATCTTTGATTTCCCTCCTAAGAGGGCACTTAATTTCTATCAGCCTCCCCGATGACGTGACCCCGTCGGGACTTCCTGCCAGGTAATCGATTGTCGGGTGTGGAAGCAGTCCCACCTCGTGTACTTTTTCGTCGAACATTTCCTCGTACTTTATGCGCGCCTCGTCCTCGTACTTATTTCCCCATTCCGTTGCCGCGTTGCCCGTGAAAGTCCCTTCTCCGCACTTCACCGTTATGAGCTTCTCTGGCGACTCGTATGGGTTGACCCCTATGGCACTCGCCACCGCGCTCGCAGTGAGGCGATCCTTCCGTAGTTTATACCACCCATCAGTCCTCTGTGCAGGACTTCCCTCATCCAGTTTCAGAATCTTTACAACCTGCGGATGCATCATTAGTTTTCCTAGGTTTCAAAGTTTTAAGTGCAAAAAATGCAGCCTTTTGTTCGGCTTCCTTTTTCGTCGTTGCGACTCCAAAGCCATGCCTTTCACCATCAACGAAAACCAATACTCTAAATCGACTGCCATCGCTCGCATCTACGACATATTCGGGCAATTCCTTTTTCTTTGCCTGGCAGAATCGCATAAGAATATCTTTGTAGTTATCGTCTTTCCGCAGCACACTATCCAAGTCAACTATGTTTTTATCGTTAAATATTCTCAAAATGAACTGTTTCGCGTGAACCATTCCCAGATCGAGGTATATGGCACCTATGAGCGACTCGAATGCATCTTCCAGAATTTTGGGATTCTTATTCCAGTTATTTCGCATTCCCTTGTCATCCATCACAATCCATTTGTAAAGTTGCAGTTTGTCTGCAATGTCGCTTAGCGTTTTACCCCTCACGAGTTTCGTTCGCGCGCGGGTCAAGAATCCCTCTTGATTCTTTTCAAAACGGTCGAACAGAAAACGCGTGATGACGAAACCCAGGACGGAATCGCCCATAAACTCAAGCGTTTCGTTCGAGCTATCAAAATTATATTGTTTCAAGGCACTCTTGTGGGTGAAAGCACGTCGATATATGTTTACATCGCGTATCTTGGTGCCCACAAGAGTGTCCAGTTCTTGTTGGTTAATGATATTCATATATTATATAGTACTGCTTATTTTTTTAACCCACCCTACTTCGAAGCAACTGGCTTGCGAACCTTCGTTGGCTTCTTCACGACCGTCGGCTTCTTCGCAATCTTCTTGGGCGCAACGGGCTTAGGCGTCTCGGGCTCGGGCTCTGGGGTGGAAGTGGGCGGGGCAGGCACCTCTGGCTCTGGCACGAGTTCCTCGCTCGGCTTGGTCTCCTTCACGTAGTGGGGACTGAGGTACGTCTGGATGTTCTGGTACGTCAGTACAACGTCGTCCGGAACCTTTAGCAGAGCCTGGAGGGCAGCATCATTCTTAACGAGAATCACCTTCCCGTTCTCGGGATCCTTCAGCCCCTTGTCGCGGATGTACTTCGTCACCAACTTCGTAATGTTTGAACGCGAGTGCTCACAGCCGTGCTCGAAACCGAGAAAGTCCGCGAGTTCGTTCCCGATCTTGTAGGGGCGATTGAGGGCGTTGTTCTTCGAGCGCTCTGCCGCCTTAATACCCTCTGGGTCATCCAGCTTCTGGATGATGCGACGGATGTTCTTCATGATGAGCTTCAGTTCCTTCGTATGGGCAACCAGCGTCTCATTCTGTAGCATAAGAATGTCACTAATACCGTCAAGAGTAGCCATTTCTATTATGAAATAGTCCTATGTCTTTAAGTATTTTATGTAGAGATATAGTAATGGACACCAATTCCTATACCGAAAAAGTGTTGGGTGATTTCGTCGCGAAATATGTTTGTCAGAGCGATAAGTTACTCAAGAAATATTTATGGGAGGGAGACGTGAAAAATTTCAGAAAAAGACTTTCTAAATTCAAAGACGCAGACGAAAACATCAAGAAGGTGGTTCTCACCACGATGGTGAACGAGCTCGAAACGGAAATTTTGAGAAACTTCACGAATGTCATAAAAGACACCAGGAAGTACGGGTTCCTCATTCTCTCGGGCGGCGCAGCAATCAACAAATACGTTCCATTTGACAAGATGGGAATGGTAAATGACATAGATTTTAAGTTCGTGCCCGTGTTCAAGGGGGTGGGACCAAGTAACCCTAAGTATTTCGGTTATACCCAAATGGCGAAAATCCTTTTGTGGAACGAGATGGGGAGGATGGTTAGGAAAATGTCATCAAAAAAATACATTTCGACGAAAATTTTAAAAATTGTCGACAAAATTCGCGAAACGAATGTCGGTAAGTGTTTGGGTATAAATATTGTCGAATCGAAGCCTTTGTTCAAGAGAAGATACGGGTACATTCGCAAGTTGAAGCAGGGCAACTCCAGTGAAGTCATTCCCGGTGACGTTTTACAGGACGTGGAGTTACTGGCAATTGACCTTTCGGGCATGAGTGTGTTTTTGCCTTCCGTGAATGCGGTGAGAAACGTAAACTTGGGCGGTCTCGTTGACGTTGCGATTCTCAGAATGGGGGAATTGGGTGCGAAGGTGATTAAGAATACGACCCAGGGTTACAAAACGTTCCCTAACATACTGGTGGCTGGAAAGAAATTCATAATTAACGACATTTATCTTTTGAGAAAATTCAAACTTCGTCCCGAAAAAATGGAGAAGGACAGGCAGCGTTTGGTTAAGTTTGCGCAGCACACGGGTGATAGTAGGATCAAGAATACCGATTCGAACACTTCTATATACAAGAGGGCAAGAAAGCAGATGTGGGATTATGACAGGAAGTTAATACAGAAAAACAAGGTCACAAACAAAAACATCAATATGATATCCGACATAAACGTTACGAAGTATTCCAAATACACGACCCCCCTCACGTCTTCCAAAATCCAGAAGGTGACGAATCCGATCGCAAACACGTCCGCACCATTTCGTTTTGACGTTAACAAGCAGAAGTGGGTGGAGAACAGGTCGAATTTACACATTCGAGCGTTGAGTGCGAAAAACATCAACAAACCCACTCTTCGTGGATACAACCCCAAGCGAAACAAGTGGATACCAAAGAAAATACTCAAATCTGCCTTTGAAATACCATTTGTACCAAAGGTTAAAGACAAAACTAAATAAGATGGTATATACCCATGGACGCTGTATTCGGTGCCCCAGAGAACAATGAAGGTGAGGTTCACGTTTCGGTTCGTAATGGAAACGGTCGTCCCATGTTCAAGCAGTTGAATGGAGTCGTGATTCAAGAGGTGACCGATGACGCTATTTCTTTCAAGCTACAGCAGGAGATGAACTGCTACGATGATGACATCGTGGCGGCTGCTAACGTGAACTCGGAGGCGTGGTTTGGTCGCAAGGTTCAAGAGAAGACCCTGGAGAAGGCTTACACCTCATCGGTGGAGGAGGATGTTCTCACTACCACCATCATGAAGGATAAGCTTAGGATTTACGATACGGAGAAGAACATCGTTGATGTAGATTCTCTCACAGAGGGAACTATTTGTAACGTGGTGGTTGAGTTGAACAGGATTTGGTTTGTCAAGCGCAACTTCGGACCCGAGTGGTTCACTGTTCAAGTCAAGGTTGTAAAACCTCCGGAGACTGACCCATACGATGGATACCTTTTCCAGGACGAATAAAAAAAATTGTAAGTTTAATATAAATGGCTAAGAACACCGGAAGAAATCTCATTTTATTTGCCGTGGCTGCGATTGTCCTTCTGATTTTCCTTAACTGCGTCGACCTCAAGAAAATATCGATGTACTCGCCCGCCCCGGTGACCAAGGAGGCGGAGGTGGTGGAGGTGGAGGGTGATGACGAGGGCGAGCTCGCCTCGGTGGAGGCTCCCCAGCAGAGCCCCGACGTTTGTGCCCTTAAGAACGGTGGCACCGGGCTGGCTTCGGCGCTCCTGCCCAAGGAGACGGCGACACAGGAGGACTTTGGCGAGTTTTCGCCCGACGAGATCCTGCAGGGTCAGAACTTCCTCGACCCCCGCGACCAGATCGGCTTCCCCGAGACCGCCGGAGGAGCGCTCCGCAACGCCAACCAGCAGATTCGCTCGGAGCCTCCCAACCCCCGCGATGCCGTGACCATCTTTAACACTTCGACCATCGCACCAGACCAGATGAGACCTCCTTTCGAGATCGGTTCGGGTCTGGCTTAAAGATTTAACGAATAATACTATTAATAATGACAGACGAACGTTCCGAACCCCATATCTCAGATGAGTATCGCTCTTCGATGAAGGAGTGGGTGGATATTAAAAACGTCATAAAGTCAGCTACTGCAGACCTCAAGAAGCTTCGAGACAGGGAAAAGAACCTGAATACGTTTCTTAAGGGATACATGAAGGCAAATAAGATAGACACATGTAACCTTAGGAAGGGAAAGGTGAAGTGCTCTACCAAGCAGTCGAGGGGTGCCGTCACCAAGAAGACAATTCACGAGGGATTGTTCGAGTTCTTCGATGGCGATGAGGAACGAACGAAAGCCGCAATTGAGTGCATTGAGCGCAAGAGAGCGGTGAAGGAAACGACTTCCCTCAGGCTAACTGGGTTAAAGGTACCAGCCGATGAGTCTTCAGAAAGCACACCCGCAAGCCCCTAAAACCAAAATGGTAAACGAATATGTGAAGGACGATATCCGCGATGGATCGTCATTTGTTAATCATGATTTTGATTCTGATGAAGAATATCATGATGAACCAATGAGTTTTCTCGAGTGGGAAAACTATTATGCAGATGACATACACAATATGTGGTGGGAACTCAAGAGCTACCTTGACAGGACAGGCGCATCACTGTATATGCTACAGGGTAGGGACTACATGAGTTTCGCAGAATATTGCTGGAATAATTCATCTGGATATAGGTATAGACCGGCAGTAGGTCACTAAATTATATATGCATAATATTAAATATGATCGACATCACCGCCCCCAAAGTTCTCGCGCCCGCCGCTCTGTTCGCCGCTTTAAGCCCGGGACTGCTTCTCCAGCTGCCAGACACCTTCGATCTGAGCACCCTCAAGACGTCGCGTTCCTCCGTGCTCTTCCACGCTCTTGTGTTCCTGATAGTGTACAGCGTGGTGGCAAAGCTCTTTGGTCTTGTCCTCACAAAGACCGATCTTGCGGTTACAACTTTACTATTCGTTCTTCTCAGTCCAGGGTTACTGCTGACTCTTCCGCCTTCATCGAACGGAGTGTTCATGTCGGGTCAGACCAGCGTGTCGGCAATTCTCGCTCATACCTTGGTGTATGCGATAGCGTTCGCTACGCTGAGAAAGACTTTCCCTCACTACTACTAGGCGAGAGCATGAAGATAAAATATCTGGCTCTGGGACCAGCCGCAATGGGGTACTTTGCACTGCTGGGGAAAATGCATCAACTAAAAGAATCAAAAGAACTAGAAAATCTATCCGAAATATCCGGAGCTTCGGCAGGAGCAATATTAGCACTGCTATACTCTATTTTTGACGGAGACACCAAAGAACTACTCGATTTCTCGATGGATCAAGAAATTTCGTCAAAAACAAAGCTTAATATACAAACTCTCTTTAATAACTTCGGACTTATAGATACAACCGAAATCAAAGACGTTATTAAAGAAACCATAAAACAGAAAATCGACCTAGAAAACCCAACATTCGCAGAATTCGATGCAAAGGTAAATATAAAAATACACATATCGGCTTATTGTCTAGAAAACAGCGAAACGCAATATTTCTCTTCCGATGCCACGCCGGAAATAAGAGTAGTGGATGCAATCATGGCATCCATAGCAGTGCCGTTTCTCTTTTCTGCTGCGAAAATAAAGGACAAACTCTACGTTGATGGAGGACTGTGTGAAAGCGCACCCATGGCACCCTTCCTATCGAAAAGAGGAGAAGAAGTCCAAGCCATCACAATTATGTCCAGAAGAGAAATGAATGAAATAAATGATATAAAATCATTTACCCAAAAGATAGTTAACTCAATCCTAAAAAACAGAATAAAATATGAAAACATAAAAACTTCGAAAATTGACCTCAGGAATTATGATATCTTTGATTTCAAAGCGAAAGACACGGATAGATTAGAAATGTTTGTAAAAGGCTTCCTTACAATATAAATTATTCTGTATGTATAGTAAGATGGCCACTGCGCTCAGAAGGAGAATCTCCAAGCAGGTGGGAGTGCCGATGTTCTACCTCCAATCGAGGAGCGTAGCGCAACTCGAAAAACTCTATACCAGGTGCTCGAAGGGCATATTGCCCATGCCACCGATGAGACCCTATAAAAATTACCTCATACCCGATTCGCCGTTAAGTGCGAATACTTACTACAAGGTATTTCTCGTACCTAGACCCAAAAGAGCAGATCTCGTGAGGGCTGCAAACAAACTCGGCATAAAGATCGGAAAATCGAACGTGCAAACGCTCAAACAAGTGATTACGCAGATAATGCACAAAAATAAGTTTCCGGAGCCCATAGTCATGCCAAAGCAGCGAATGCGAATAGCGAAAAGAAATACGATGCCGGCGATTGTGCCAAACGCCGCGCAACCGACGGAACCGAGAAACAAAAAGGTGATCATCCAACACCTCGCAAACAAAGGAAAACAAAGATTGCAAAAGTTGCTCAACGACAGAAAATTGCAAAATTCACTCAGAAAGAAAGAACTCAATGCGCTCCTCGCAAAAAATAAAATGGTGAAGGGATCCGACGTTCTCAATGCACTTCTCAAAAACAAAACAAAAGAAGAAAAAGAAAATACGATTAGAAATCTTCTGGCGGGGAGGAGAAACAGAGCCGTCAACATGGCGAACCTATTGAGACCAAGAGTAAACACACAAAACAAAGGAATCGTTACGAACGTTCTGGCGGAAATGAGAACAAACAACGTGCCCAAACCAAAGGGAATCACAAGAAATGCAGGGGCATCTACAAACAACGTGCCCAAACCAAAGGGAATCACAAGAAATGTAGGAGTATCCACAAACAACAGAAATACGAGAAATGTAGGAGTATCTACAAACAACATAAATACGAGAAATGTAGGAGTACCTACAAACAACAACGCACAATCGTCCACAAGAACACTGCCACCGCGAAGGGTGAAGAGAGAATTACCACAGGCAACAAATAAACCACCCATGCCCCAACGGAGAAGAACATTACCACCACGGATCAATCCCGGTACAAATCGTGTTGTACCGGTCAATGCCACCGCGTCAGAAGAAATAAATCTCCCATCACCTCCCACAGGTCTTCCTACAGGTTCTCCTACAAGCAACCAGATACCCAAAACCCCCGAGACAGAAGAAATAAATCTCCCATCACCTCCCACAGGTCTTCCCGAACCCACCGCGCCCGGCAACACCGTCACCCCCAACACTCGCAACAACACCGTCACCCCCACCACTCGCAACAACACAGTCACCCCCAACACTCCCAACAACGGCAACACCCTCGGTAATACGCTTCAAAATAGAATCAATAGAATGAAAATGCGCGAAAGAATAGGTGGACCGGGAATAAACAATCAGAGGGCAAGAATAGGTGAACCGGGAATAAACAATCAAAGGGCAAGACTGGTAGGATAAAATATTATATTCCAATATATTAATGGTGAATACAGAATATATAGCTCTTGCGAAAAATTTAAGCAAAGAGCTTAATAACATACAAACAGCATATGAGAGCGACAGGGATCTGGCAAAGGCGTTAAATAAGGTTAATGCCGTAAGCAAAAGAATTAACAATGAAGCCAGTAAAGCCCAAGAGAACAATGTTTTAAAAGCTTATAAACTGGCTAATATTAATGCCAACGGTAAAGTTAAATACCCAATTACTAGTTGGAATAGATTAAAAAAGGGTAAATCTAAAAATCAATTTGCCCAAACCATCGCCAGCGCCAACAATACCGGTACCCAAACCAATACTAACAAGACCCCCAATGGCATCAATGCCAGTACCCAAACCCCCAAAGGCAAAAATGGTAACAATACTAACAATACCCCCAATGGTAACAAAGGTAAAAATGCCGGTACCCAAACCCCCAATGGTAACAAAGGTAAAAATGCCGATACCCAAACCAATGCTAACAAGACCCCCAATGCTAACAAGACCCCCAATGCTAGCAATACCCCCAAAGGCACTAATATTGCCAAACAAGTTGCCATCGTTTCAAAACCACTTCAAACTGCAGTGCAAGAAGTTAAGTCTATAAAACCTAGTGTTCAAAGCCTTCGAGAAAAATTAAGTAAACAAAAGAAAAAGGTATCGGAAATTCTCAAGTTAGCAGGTCCCAATAATAATGGAAAAAGAACTGAAGAAATGAATAAACTTGAAGCCCTTATGAAACAATTGAGACAAGCTAAACAAATGGGTAATAACGTTAAACCTAACTCCGGTAACAATAAAATTAGCAATAATCAGCCACTCAGAATTACATCTACCAATAACGCTGCTAAAAATAAATTAGCCGCCAACTTAGGAATTAACATTGAAACTCTTAGTAAACTCACGAATACTATAAAAAACAACACTTCTAAGGGTAATATTACCACTAAAGCTATCTTGAACTACATTGTAGAAGCAAGAAAGACTAACGGACGCCGTAATGTTTATTCACTTAACAACAATGACAAAATCAAACAAACGGTTCAGAGAGCTATTAGCAATAAGATTAAGGTTAATGAAAGGAATGCCAAAAGACAAAATAAGAGTAACAATAATAATTATGGAAGTCTCAACGAAAGGTTATTAGCCGCCAATTTAGGAATTAACATTCAAACTCTTAATAAACTCACGAATATTATAAAAAAGAATAATTCTAAGCGTAATATTACAACTAAAGATATCTTGAACTACATTGTAGAAGCAAGAAAGACCGGAAACCGTAATTATTCACTTAACAGCAATCAAAAGATCGAACAAACGGTTAAGAGAGCTATTAGCAATAAGATTAAGTTTAATGAAAGGAAAGCCAAAAGACAAAATAACAGTAACAATAATAATTATGGAAGTCTCAACGAAAAGTTAGGTTTTAACAACAAGGAAAACAATTTTTATAACGCTCAATCGAGTTTAAACAAAAACAATAAGCCTAATACTCATCCTATCAAACTAAACAAAAACAATAATGCTCTTAAAAATGCAATAAGTCGCGTACTTTTGGAAGAAAAATACAAAAATTTACGTAATAATTTAACTGTAAATAATGTCATGAATATGATTAGAAATACTCGTAACTTTAACTATAATGGCAACTTGAATTCTTCGATTCGTAAAATTATTAATGGTCGTAATAGTTCGACTCGACCTATGGTTCCCGTGGCAGGTCCTCCTAACGCGGCAAATAATTCTAACGCGGAAAATAATTCTAACGCGGAAAATAATTCTAACGCGGAAAATAATTCTAACGCGGCAAATGGATTTAAAACAATAAATAATCCTGCGTTTAATGCTCCCCCCACTATTAACACCTTAAGAAATATTCAAAGACAACTTAATAACAGACCTAGAGTTCCACGGGAAGAATTGTTAAAAATGAGGATGAAATTGGGTAGAATAAGACATTTTATTAACACCAAACACAGTCCCAAGAACCGGAACAACGCTTGGGAAAAAATGAATGCAACACATACAGCTTTGCAACGTCGGGTAAACAGAGCGTTGCGAGGAAAACCTTAAAAATAAAAAGTATATAAATAGTAAGTGGATTTCATTACGCATGATTCCTACAAATTCACAGCTTGCGAGTTGCATTTCTGGAAAGTGCAAGTCTCGTGCTCCCGCCCCCCCCGTTTCAGCTCGTCGCATCGGTTCCCTCAAGAAGGGTGAGCTCACCAAGTACGGTTACGTGAACGTCGTTAACATGACAAAGCTCGCGCGCCACCGCGCTTTGATGAGAGCCATGCGCGGCATCGCTCGCGAGAAGGGCGTCAGTCTCTATGCGGCAGGTATTACTCTGGTGAGGAAGCTCAATGCGGTGTACGTGTACACTCGCAGAACGAATCCCAATTCTTCGGAGATTTTCTTGCGCGATAGAAAATGGGTTAGCGATAGCATTAAAAAGTTAAAGAATAAGAAATAAATTATATTATGTCTATACGTTCTATAGCTAATCATGTTTATAAAACACTTGGTTATGGTCATTCGGAGAGCGTTTATCACAGAGCGATGGAGGTCGGTCTCAGAAAGCGCTGCATCCAATACGAAACCGAAAAGGTTGTCACCATCACCTACGAGGGACATGTGGTGGGCAGTCGTCGCTTCGACCTTGTAGTCGATGGAAACACTATCGTTGAGCTGAAATCCGTCTCTGCCATAAAGGAAAGGGAGCGGACGCAGCTCAGGAATTACATGGATATCACGGGAATGGAACACGGCGTTCTCATAAACTTCCCTACGAATGGAAATGATCTCGAATTTATCGAGAGGAAAACTGAGGAAATTCATCTAGAACGTGAAGGAGAGGTAACACTTTCATCACCCACCTCGCATGTTGCATAGCATCCTTATAGTAATTTTGGGGGTTCGTTTCTCTCGCATCTAAAGCAATTTTCGCCTGCTTTAGATGATGGAGTGCGTCATTGACACAGTGGTCATTTACCACTTTGCCATTTTTCAATTTTTCAATTTCGGCTTCTATTTCTTCGAACATTACTTATATAAGCTTCTTATACTTTAACGCCGCGAGAATGAGAAGGACTACGAGCGCCACGAGTGCGCCCACCTCGAGTTTTCCCTTGGGGAGACGCAGCATGGGTTTCTTGGGGGCGGGTGCCTTATCCTCCTCCTTCGGGGCTGGGGGCTTCATCGCGACTGGGGCATAACCTTCCTTGTACGCCATTGAGAGTTATATAATTATAAAATAATTTTTTTTTGATCAATATATGGATTTTTTGACTATGTAAAATTTTGAATCCGAGAACTTGTAGCCCAGGAAGTTATTGCATTTTTTACAAAAAATACAGTCTGACATTGTTCCATTTAAAGTTTCCCTGTATCTGCAAAAGTAGTTCGTAACCTTCCTGAACCTGTAACACAGTTCTTTCTTATCTGTTATTAAAGTCGTAATCCGCATTCCATACATGTATGCAATTGCATTGTGGCAAATTGAACAGGTGTAGTAATCAACAGGGGATTCATCCACGGTTCTTACTATACCCATAATTATATTATGTTGACTAATTTTAAATGCCTAAACCCGCTCCTTCTCCTGATAATTCATCTAAACCCACGTCTCCCAGAGCGCCTAAAACCCCGGCACAATCGGAACAATTGCCTTTATTAAGAAGAGCCTTGAGAGCCGTGCTTCCCGCTAAACGCAAACGTAAATCCACTGTATCCACGGGGAAACAAGAAGCGGTGCTATTGGCGGGAACAAAAATGCCCTCCACTAACAAGAACCTTAGTACAATTTTTACAAGAATAAAATCTTCTAACAATAATTTACGTATTAAAGTCGATGCGTTAAATATACTGCAGCGCCGAATCAAGCACTACTACATTAACTCTAGCAATAGTGAAAAGATGAAACAAATCGGCAGAGGTCTTTTGGGCAAGCTCATGGAAAAGCGAGTCCGTTTTAAATTGTAGGTATGTATTCCCATTTTAACTCGATCGTTATATTTTTCCATATCTTGTCCTGTTGTTTTAGTTTTTCCTTAGATTTGAGAAGCGGGAAACAGGGCAGAAAATCGTCCTCCCCAAGTAGTTCGCAAAACTTGTAGAGAACGTACGAGTAAGACAGGAAGTTCTTTCTTTCCGTTGGACAGTGCTTTTCGAAGGGCTGTTGAATTTCGGCGAACATCAATCTCAACTTCGCCTCGAGCGCGTGCGACATTCGCGGTGGTGTTATTCCGTTGAGAATTGTCGTAATGTAGGGAACGTGTTCGTAATATTTATTTAATCTTAACTTTTTGAGAACGTTTCTTACCTTCGGGTGAGTTATGTCCTCGAGTTTCTTTATTCGCTGTTTTTGGAATTCGTATCTCAATTGGTCTATTATTTCCGTGGGTATGGTGGTGCTTTCTATGCCCTGAAATTGCGAAATCCACTCATTGAAATGGTTTTCGCGCTTGTAAGAATACACAAAGTTTTTTTCTATTTCCTGCTCTTCCTTGTAGGAAAGCTCTTCTCCGAGGTAATCGACCGTGAGTCCGCACTTCGGGCACACGAGAGAACTCGCCGAGGAGTGGTCTATGAGGGCAACGTCACACCTTTTGCATATTTCGAAAGACCGATCCGTTTTTATCTCATCCGGGTACTTACCCTCTACTTCAACAAGAAATCGCTCGAATAGTTCCTTTTGTTTTGTATTCTTCTTGAAGGCGAGTGGAAATTTGGCATCGCTCACATTTTCCTCTTTAAGGTTTAAAAGTTCCTGAATGTAAGGAGCGGTTTGTAACATGTATTCGGTCAACTCCACCGGGTCTTCTATCTCTGAACACCGCTTGGTGTAATATTCTTCCATATGTATAGATAAAGAAATCAATTCTTTATTTATAAGTAGCAATGAAAAGATGGCTTATGGAAACCTTTATGAAGCTTTACTATTATTTCGTAAAGCTCACGACGCTCAGTGATAACTACGTGTACGATAGGTGGATGACATACAACTCGAGTCCTCTAATGACCGAACCTTCGTACAAGTTTTGGCAGGATCTATCGGCAGACTGGAGCACCGACGATAATGAAATATACTACTACGATTTAAACGGAGAAAACATAGATACAATTAACGAAATCGCGCGTAACATCCCAGATAACGTTTCAAATGTCGTGCTACACACAAAATATTACAAGAGCAGAATGACGTACTACAAGGCAGAACGCGCCGATGGAGAATACGCTTGGCCCCCCGTTAATAAAACGCGTTCCGGGATGTCCTTCAACCCCATCGTATTAGACGCCTGGTGTGGAACGCAAGAGGAACCCAAAAAGTTCAACATATTTTGTGTGATTAGGGAGTTAGCGGGACCGCGTGGAGATTTCCACGGTTCCGACGTTCCCCTCAAACACGTCGTTGACATAGATCAGCCGTTAATAACAATTCAGTATGCGAATGGAACTGAAAAGGTATTAACGGAGGATGACTCATTTTCTAAATTATTCTGATTTTGCCGCCAGGTAGAATTCAATTTTCCCCAAATTAGCAACATCATATACAAACACAATTGGCATTGTTTCCGTAGGATTCGTGAGTTGAATTCTCATGTTGGAGCACATCCCGGTTGCCTTTGTAAATAGGTTAATATACTTGAGAGGGTACACGCTTCCCGCCTTTCCCTCGAAATCGTTCTGTTCGGTGTCTATTTCGGTCTGCTGCGACGCGAAGTCACCATCGCATTCGATGTTAAGAATATTGTTCTTGCGCTCAATCTTTATTTCCGTTCCTATGTTCGACATGTCCCTGCAAATTCTCTGGAAATCGACAGAAGGCATGACGGTCACACAGGTTGGCTTGATTTCGGGAATCTGAAGCTCGTCCTCGTTGATCCACAGCATCTTGAGTTGGAACGTCGTGCTTGACTTTTTCACCTCGTTCTCAATCTTAATCTTTATGAAATCCGAATTTTCTATCGTCACGGTCAGAATATCCGTGTTCGTGATGAACTTCAAAATTTTGAAAAAGTTTGAAACATTCACGCCCGCCCTTATATCATCTTTACATTCATACTCCTCGAACTTTTCTGCATTGAGGTTCATGTTAATGAGTGCCACCTTTGCCGTGTCCAGCGCAGTGATATTCACGCCATCCTTCGTGAAAAATATGTTCACGTCATTTATGATTTCCTTCAGAACCTCAAAACAAGACTTGAGAGACGATGCCTGTATTGTTTTGAAATACATTCCTAATTTGCTAACGATTAAAATCTTTAATTTCCATTTCTCTTGTTAAAAGCATCATTAACGTTCATGCTTATTTTTTCTTGGAGTTCGGGCGTGATGTGTGGTGCCAGCTGCGCCCCGTAACTGTCTAGATCGTACATCGACGAACGACTCGAATCCGGTTCGTCACCGATGGAGCACGTGCCTATCGCCTCATCGCCAAAGCCACTCACGGAGTCTGGCAGGAGAGACTCGTACCACATCTTGAGTTCCTTTCCAGACAAAACCTTGCCATCGTTTGTTATCAACGCTGGCACTGCCTGTATTTTGTTCAAAACATCCCCGGGTAGTCTCTGCTTATTCACGTCTATGAAGTTCGACACGTCGTGGAGGGGGGGCTTACTTTGAATAAAATTCAGCAGATTTACACAATGTTCACACCGAAGGCTGTAAAACAAAGTCGCTGTCATCTGAAATCCTATTTTATTTTTGTCAAAAAAAATTGACGCGCTATATTAAATGAAGATGATGTATCTCCTACTCTTCGTCGCAGTTTTATTTATAGTTTTACGTTCCACCAAGGAGGGATTCGTGGATTACGGGTTTTCCGGGTGGAAGAAGCCCGTCCCGCGGCTCACCATAACAGACGGTAAGCCAGTCGATACCTCCACCCTCCGTCGCGACCTCACGGTTTTGTCACCAGACACCATTGGTGGAATAGTGAACGCGGTAGCCGAATCCGCGAAGCAGACCACCAACATGTGTTTTACGCCGATAGAAACCATATACATAAACAAATACTCGGGTGAATCGGGAGACTTTTTCGACTCGCGTATTATGTTCTATTGCCCAAACAACTACTTCACGGTGGAGCTCATAAGCCAGGTTCGCGCAGAAGGCACGGGATACAGGGTAACGTCGATGCGCACACAGGTACCATCGAACGACGCGAACGGACCATCGGGATTCGCGAACGACACCGGATCGGTTTTCGTGAGCCACGACGAACTGCTCAAAACCGTCTCTCCCAGCAACTCTGCGATGAACGCTGTGTTAAAGGCGCTTGAGAAAAATAACTAAAACTAATAAGATGAACAAGCATCTGGTGTCTATATCAGAATTACATTCAGAAGAACAAAAAAAGAAAAAAATACGTAAAGAAACGTACGTAAAGATTCTGGATATAATCTCGAAAAGAATAAAAACGAAGAATGAATTGGGAGAAAAACGTATGATATTTTCGACCCCCTCTTATGTCATGGGCTGTCCTAGTTTCGACGTATATTCAGCAACAATATACCTGGAAAGACAGCTCAAAAATGGAGGATACAATACTCGCCTCATATCAAACGATAGTATTTATATAGACTGGTATCCAAAAAGAAACAAAAAGAAAGAACCATCGACCGAACGCGTTACTGAAAGGGACGTGCTTGAGGATGAGTTTTCGAATCTAATTAATCTCAAAAAATTTGCGGATAAATACAGCAAAAATTAAATGTCCTAACACTAAAATATGGATTCAAGCCTCAATATTTTAGCTGTTGCGCAGGAAGAATATATGTCAAAGCTTAATGACATCCTAATACCCTTCCTTCTTACGAACTTCGAAAACATATACAATATTGCCGTCAAAGACTCAAATGGGAAAAACACCCTCCTCCGTTTTCAGGAATATCTCCGCGACGTGAAGACTTGGAACAACTCCACCATAAAGGAGCGCACCGACGAGATTCGTCAGTCTTTCTCGCAAATAAAGGAGTTAATCGCCGCCATAGTCGTGGGATACGTCAAGATAATGAGCGCCATTCGATTGAACGACGTGTCTAATCAAAAAATACCCATCAAGCTTCCACGCACGGAAGACTTCATATTCAGGGTGTATGAGAAGAACGCGGAAGCCTACTACAAAGACCCCTATTGGTTTCAGAAGAACCTGAGCGAGGACGAAAAGCTGGACAAGGTTCAAGAAATCAATGCCAAGATCATCAGAGACGTTCTGAAGTCCATCATTCCCATCGATAAGATTCTCGAAACGTACATCGCCGGCACCGGAACGTTTCCCGATGTGACGGAAGTCGAAAGCCAGATAGGAGACGACACACCAGACCCAGAGCCCATAGACGCAGAGGAACACATGGAGGACGAGAATCTAAACACGAACATCGAGTCCGAACCACCGATGGTGCCTTCCGTACCACCACCTCCCCCGCCACCACCCGAAGACGAGGAGGTAAACGATGAACTCCATCCAGAAAATGACATCAAAACGGTTCCAGTTACCGGGAATGTGGCAGCGGACATGCCAGAACAACAGGATGATGAGGAGTTTGACGACGGATTACTCGTTCCCTTTGCAAACGACCAGAGAAAGAAAAACTTTGTATAATATAATAGATTATGGACATAAGAGAGCAACTGAGAACACCCGAGGGTGCTGCCGTCGCCGCCATATTTATCACCGGTGCTTACATCATCCTGAAGGCAAAACTCAACAACGAGCCCAAGCCAGAGTTGAACGCGATCGCCAAGCCAGCCGTTCTGAACGCGATCATGGTTTACGTCATCGTTGCGAACGGAACGGCCGTCCAGGAGAAAATTTCGACGGAAGCGTTTTAATTTAAAGATTAAACTCTAAAATTGTATTAACTATGACTAGCGTTCGTGCATTCACCGAATTACTTGACAAGTTTCTCGAGGAGCTTATCGAGGTTTTCCCAGAGGAGTCCACTCTCAAGAAGTATCAGGCTTCCTATGACCTGATGAAGAAGACCAACCCCCGAAAGGTTGTGGACGTCTTCATGGCGAGCGTCATTCCCTACCAGAAGCAAATCTCAGCCGCCGATGAGCAGTTCTTCCTCAATAACAATATCGACTTCCTCGATGGACTCAACATCAAGAATTGGTGGAACGACGACCTCTCCGACAACACCAAGGCGTGTATATGGCAGTACATTCAAAACCTGACAATCCTAGGCATCACCATCGTTTCTATTCCAACTGAAATGATGGAGGGTATAGAGAACCTCGCAGACAAGATGGCTCAGGGTGCGAAGAGCGAGGGCGGAAGCGAGGACGGAGTGCCACAGATTGACATGAATGCGCTCCAAAGTATGATGGGAAACATGATGGGAATGTTTGGTCGTAAGAATTAATTTCGTTATATATTGTAATAAAAATGACCGTAGCTTGGTTTGAAGACCCCAAGCAACTCTTTGATGAAAAAAAGTTGCTTTCATTTTGGCCAACTTCAAAGCAAGATGCCGCGGAACGCGTAAACTCGACGACGCGTTTCATACTCTATGTGTCCGCCGTGCTTTACGCGCTTCACAAGGATAGCAGGATTCTGCTTTTAGCTATGTTCAGCGTGGGTATCCTCTACTGTTTTTACAAATCCGAAATGATATCGAAACCCGTGGAAGGTGAAAGCACCAGCGAGGGATATACCGTCCAAAAGTGCGAAGCCCCCTCCGTCGAAAACCCCATGGCGAACGTTTTGATGTCAGACTACACGGAGTTCCCCGATCGCCCCTCTGCGTGCTACTACCCCAAGGTTCAAAAACAAGTTATGAACTTCCTTGACGACAGCTTTGCCAAGGACGTGAACGACCTCTACGGAAAGCGAAACATGGCTGCGAACCGAATGTATAGCATGCCCGCAACCACCATACCGAATGACCAAACCGCATTTGCGGAGGCGGCTTACGGTAAGAAATTCCGCCCCATGTGCAGAGACGACTCGTCGTTCTGTAACGCCGATAACAACCCCAGGCATCCAGAGCAGGTGCAAATACAGGCTATCTCTGGTGCAGGCATTTAAAAAAAATTAATTATGTATATTAAATGGAGAAAGAGAATCCGTACACACTCAATGCCGGTCTCAAGCTAGTGAATGATCGTGCCGTTCCGGTGTACAAAGCCTCAGAGGAAATTTTCACGTATCCAGTTCCGTCGAACCTGAACAACTGCTGCAGAGCCAGCACCGTCATCTACGGAACCGCGCCATACATGGCAGGAAAGGGTGCGCCCAACAAACTCATAGGACTCGACGACGAACTCCGCCCGCAAAGCACGTCGCGTTTCAACAAGTACTACGACCAGAAGCCGTATGACTTCCCGATGATAGACGTCTCGTGCCGCCTCCCGCAACGGGTCAGATCATACGACCCCGAGAGCACGAGGGGGGAAATACAAAACGCGCTGTTCTTACAGCGTTATTGCAAGAAATAAATATATAAATATATCTTAAATGGACCCACTGTCCGCAGTTGCCATTGCTGGTTTAGTCTTTGCAGGAAAAGCCTTAAGTGAGCGAAAATCTGAAGATTACTACTCAAGCCCGAATCCGCCCAATGGTACCTTTAACGCAGCGCAGCAAATACAAACGCCACCACCAGCGCGCCAAGCGAACATATATGAGCAAACCATAGACAGAGAGCTTTCGAATAGAGACTCCATAGCCGACAACGTTAATAGGGGGCAGAGCGAACTCCCAGCTTCCAAGCAGGAACTTCCCAGTTTTGCGGTCGTGACGCCCACGTCCGGGAAGAATCCCTACGGACAACCCGTCTACAACATGTATGACAGACAAAACGTCTCCGGGAAGATGAACAACAGCCAGCCCATGGAAAAGCAGTACGTGGGTGCAGGCATAGGAGTGGGACCGAACGTCCCCGCCTTCGGAGGATACCAGCAGCTCTATAGAGTGATGCCAAACAACGTCGGTGGATACAAACTCACCACCCTCCCGGGAAGAACCGGTCCCGCTAACCCAGTCGTGAAAAGCCAGGGAAAGATAGGACAACTCACACAAGAGCGACCGGAGAAAACGGCAGCGCTGTTCGATAGAAGACCCCCGGTTAGGGGAAGAGCCGAAGGTCAGGGCGGAGCGCTCACCGGGGCGATGGGGAGAATGAACTTCGAAAAAACGAAAAGGCAGACGAACAGAAGCACCACCACCCTTCGCGCAGACACGCTAGGGTTTGGAGCCGCATCGAGCTACGTGCCAGCGCAATCACTCCAAGACGCCCCGACGAGAAACAAGGGTGACCTCAACACGTCCAGAATCAACGACGTCGCGGCACCAGGAATATACAGTTTCAACGGAGCCTACACACAAGACGCAGTCCTCACCACCGGAATAAGACCCGCCGTAAACAGGGGTAACAAGGACAGACCGGCGAACGCGGGGAGAATGAACGTTCGCATGGATCCCTTGAACCAGGGTGGTTCTCTGACTGCCGTTAGAAACTCGGCGTCGACGCAAATCATCGGCGGCGCGGGACCCACCGGTGCGGGTAACCAAACCTACGTGAAGGAGAAATACCAAAAGAATAATGCATACAAGGGAAACAGAGACTTCAGAAGCTGCAATTTAGGACTTGCCAAAAAACAACTCGCAAACAACCCGCTGAACGTCAATTTCTCTTAAATACATACATTTACCCAACAATTTCCATCGTATCGTTACTTACGAATGTATGATGAAAATGGTTGATAAAATTCATCTGTAGTTATATTAATGAAAGAAACATATATTCTTGAAATAGATAGCGCACAGAGAAATGTTTCTGAACACCCGAATCCGAATGACTACGCAATAAAAATCAACAGACCTCTCTACGACGTGTCAGAAATCAAACTCATAACAGGAAGAATACCGCTCGCACAACACACGGTAGACGCCTTCAACAACAAACTCAAATGGGATGACACCGAAATCACGCTGACGAACAGAGACTACGACACGGGAATACAACTCGCAGCGAACGTCCAGGATAGCATTAGAACGGTATCGTCCTTAGCTTCCAGTGCTACAGTCACATTCGACTCGAACACCAACGCGATCACCTTCTCCAACACCAGCTCGTTTAATCTAGGGTTCCCGAAAGGAAACAGTGCAGCGATTGCATTGGGATTCGTAGAAGGAACGCACGCCTCCTCGGGACCCGGAAACGACGTTGTTTCGAATGCCATAGACATAGATGGACCCACCAACCTCATACTCTCAGTCAACGGGGATGAAAGAGATGACATAAAGAAAGACGTGTACATAGAAAACAAAGAACAACAGCCAATCCACTTCTTCGGAAGAATAACGACGGTGGGGTATTTAACCAATAGAATTATAAACTACAACGGCGAAGATGACCCCGTGAACCACAAATTCTATAGGGGATCCGAAAATTGCATAGAAAACCTGCGAGTGAAATTCTTTTGCTCAAACTTCGATAAAGTCCACCCCTATGACTTCAAACTCAGAAATCACTTCCTTAAATTTGAAATAACCTGTAACCTCGATAAATTCGAAGGAACGAGTAAAAATAACCATAAACACCAAGCAATTGATATACCTCAAGTAAGTGAACCATATAAATTGCTTCCTGAAGATAAGGATGTAATGTATGTAGCTGCATTTGTTGCAATAATGTTTTTAGTCGTCCTTCTGACGATTTAGACACGCGCCACGGCGTAGACGGGCTTGTCGGGCTTCTCAACCTTGGTGAAGAGGTTGATGACCGTGAAAACCATCACCGCCAGGAGGGTGGTGAAAAGGGCGGTCAGCACGTAGTAGGTGCCGCCGTTGCGCTGAACCTTCACGACCTGCGAAATGCTCCAACGAACGGCATCCATCCACGCGATTGCCGAAGCGAAAGAAAAGCCACCGACAATCGCGGTGAGGGACTGAGTCCTCACCTGCTCGGAAATATCCATCACTTGCTCAAGAACCATTTACAATAAATAAATAAAATTATTCGCCTATGAAGTCGTTTTCAATCGTCAACTCATCGGTGAGATTCATATACTTCGGGTGCTTCCTGTGCCTTTTTATCACGTAATAGGGTGAATCACCATCTTCGGAATTTACATCTGTATCAGATACATAGGCATCCTCCGAAGACTGAACGGAAGAAGGATAACCATCATCATCGTCATCACCATCACTCAACTCACAGACATTTTCTTGTTCCGTAAATCCTTCGAGACTCGAAACTGACTCCGTATCGGAATCAATAATAGAACTCATTGAGCATCTACTTTATCAATAGCATTTTTTATCATTCTTTCCGCATCATTGCCTGGAACCCACGTATCCCAGGTATCGTAACATTCGTTCACCTTTGTGAGCAACTCATCGTCTCCGCTGTAACGAGAAAACTCAACGTCAGTGTCATCCACCACGTAATCCTCTTCATCCTCCTCCTGACTATCAGTCTCCTCGTAAATCTCCGGGTACAGTGAACCCAAATGTTTGCCAACCATGTTGCGAGCGCAGAAACGCATGGCATACACGCTGTCCAAGTGAAGAACCGTATCGCGTCCTGACTTGGTGGCGTAATGGGCAGCCAAAACAATGGACTGCTCAATAACTGGTCTAAATAAATCCATCGCGCTCTCAACGATCTTATCCTCCATTGCCGCTACTACTACTATACAGTAGAATCGTACGTTTAATTAAACTCAAAAGTCAAACAACATACCCGCCATGCCGGACTCCACGCGAAGAACGTTGTAATTCTTTGCATAAATCCTAATGTTTCTGTTCTGGTTTAATGCGGGATTCAAAAAAACGTTGAACATCACGTCCTTAATGCGACTGAAATTTACCTGACCAGTCGGCTGGTAATTCTCAGAATCGAGAGAGAAGGAATAGTTGTACACGAACCTCTCGGGGGGCTTCGTGTGAGACTGTAAAGGCTGTATCACGCGCAAATACAACGAATCGGCTATCTTATCATCAATCCTCGTGTTGCCGTTAAAAAGGAGTTCGAGCTTAGACAAGTTGTCACGGTTTGTGGCAGAACTACTAGTAAAATTAAAATAGTCAGAAGTGGTTGAATCACAAGACGATGCGGCTGACCTCCTCTTCTCATCCTCCTGGACTATGATGTACAACTCTTTGACCGGGTTCTTAAAATAAGTGCGAATGTGCTTAGGAAACTTCGTAAAATTATCACTACCACTGGATGTAGTCTCGATTCCCTGTAACTGCGTAATCAAATAATCCTGGGAAGTGTTTCTGAAAAAATCGCCCTCCTCCTCGGATAAGAAAATGTAATCACAAAGGATGGATGGATTAATTATGGTGATGGGCTTATCACCGAGAGCGAGTGTATCCAATTTGGTGTTCAGGTTCTCTGCGCCACCGCCTCTCAACTTTTGCGTGTTCACCAACAGCCTCTCCAAGTTCTCAAACTCAATCTCCACTTGAACCTCCTGCTTGTAAAGGCTGGTCAGAGGTATGGACAAGTTAGGATCCTGTGTAAAGAAAAACCGAAGCGGAACTATGAACGTACGAGGAAAAGCACCCACCGCGTCAAATGACTGTTGTGTCCTATACACGACGTTACTCGCGGGACCAAGTCCAGTGCGCGAATAAGTCCTCCCGGTGAGCTGATTAATGGCTTGAGACTGGGAAGTAGGAATAAACATGTCATTGTATATCTCCATATATTCGCCATTTATCGTTTGGATCGTCTGTTGTCCTATTTTCAAAGTAGCAGACCGCACGATGGCATTACCGATCGAATCACAAAACGAAGGGAAAGTATTCACGTTAATGTTAGATTGCGTCACGGTATCGAAAGTCTTAAATATACCTTGGTTAAGCTCCGGTAAAGTGAACTTAAAATACATTTCCTTCACCAAATCGCCTATCCTCGGAATGGTTGCGTGCGTGCGAGAACCGAACACCGCATTCTGATCCAAAGGAACCTCGCCAGTTTGTATGGCGAATCTCGTGTGCTTCGAATAGCGTTTTAAAAAGTATGTTGTAGTAGGATTACCCGTAAGAAATATGTCCTGAGCACCTTGTGCAGCGAGCTGGACTCTGCCACCACTAGACATTCCTATTACTATTTTACATATTATTTTGCGTTTTTAAACTTGTTTAAAATAGTAGATTTATAACAGAGGATGAATATTCAGCTAAAAAAATTCGATCCAACAAAAATGGCCGACGACAAGGTCTGTGTATTCATAGGTAAGAGAGGAACCGGCAAGTCCACTCTTGTCACCGACATACTGTTCCACAAAAAACACCTCCCGATAGGAATAGTAATGTCCGCCACGGAAGAAGGAAACCACTACTACCAACAGTACGTGCCAGACCTATTCATATACTCAGATTACGACAGGGAAACGATAGAAAAGGTGATTGACAGACAGAAAATGGTGGTGAGTCAGAACAGACCAAATCCGGGTGCGTTCTTACTACTCGATGATTGTATGTACGATAGGAAGTTCATGAAAGACACGTGCATACGACAGTGCTTCATGAACGGCAGACACTGGAAAATATTCTTCATGCTCACGATGCAGTACTGTATGGATCTCACACCAGACCTGAGGGCGAACGTAGATTATGTGTTCATCCTTAGAGAAAACGTGATACAAAACAGAGAAAAACTATACAAATCATTCTTCGGAATATTCCCGACATTCGACTTGTTCAACCAAGTCATGACGGCGTGCACAGAAAACTTCGAATGCCTCGTATTAGATAACACGAGCAAATCAAACAAAATAGAAGACTGTGTATTCTGGTATAAAGGGAAATTGAGGAAGAATTTCAGAGTAGGGTCGCCGGCAATGTGGGCTCAACACAAAATAAACTACAAACCCAAGTCGGCATACAACGGCAAAAAAGAACAAGACCCAAACAACGTGAGAAAAAACAAAAACTCACAAGAAGTATCAGTTAAAAAACTAAGATAATAATAACACATATGCAAATCTTTGTGAAAACGCTAACGGGGAAGACTATAACACTCGATGTCGAATCGTCGGATTCTATAGATAACGTAAAAGCGAAGATCCAAGACAAAGAGGGAATACCACCCGACCAACAGAGACTCATCTTTGCAGGAAAACAGCTGGAAGATGGGAGAACGCTCTCGGACTACAACATACAAAAAGAATCCACGCTTCACCTAGTTCTCAGACTGCGTGGTGGAACGATTTAAACTTTCTCACCAAAATGTAGAATGACGGACATCGAACCACTCGAATTTTCGTCAAATGCACAAAAAAACATGGTCTCTGTGGAAGATAAGCCCACCGCACCACCACCCGAACCGACAAAGGAACCCGCGTTCGACACGTATGATGCTCAGCGCGAAAACCTTACCGAAAATAATGTAGATAAAGAACAAATGATGGAGCTCGCGACGCCTTTAAGTGAGGTGATGGGACCAGATCCGATGGAGCAACAACAAATGCAACAGCAGCAGCCACAGCAAATGATGGCACCCGCACCGATGCAGGACATGCCGATGCAGCCACCCGCACCAACCGCACCCATGGCGATGGAACAACCATCCCCCCCACCCGCTCCACCAGCGGCGAAGAAGAACATAGGAGGCTTAACGGACGAGCAAGTGGATGCTCTTCTGGTAGGCCTCGTAGCAGCGGTCGCGTTTTCGCCGCAGCTCAAGTCCAAGATGATGGATATAGTACCCACGCTTTTCAACGACGCGGGGTCGAGAACCGCAGCGGGTGTCGCAGTCACAGGTCTCATCGCCGGAGGACTCTACCTGGGTGCGAAAAGACTAATTAATTAGATCTTGTAAAGGTCAACAAATCTCGAAGAAAGTATTATAGTAAGAGCATACACAAGTGCTATGGATACATAAATCGTTGCGGAAATCGCTTTATTATCCATAGGATTCCTCTGACTCTCACGAACGCGCTTCGACATGGAAACCATTGAAGCATAAAGGGCAGACGTGATACCCGCGAATAAAACAATCAAAGGGTTTATGGCGGTGTAACGCACGCCGCCTATGGGCTTCGTCAAAAAGTAAATGGCGAAAGGGTAAACCATGCTAAAAAGAATCTCGCGACCCGGGTAAGGAATAGCAGGGAAAAACATGAGAGATATACCGATGCCATATATCACCAACCATATAGCAGCAGGTATTACCGCCTGGGACATAGTGTAAGCAGCCATATTTAATCTAATCCTTTATTTTTTTTCCACAAAAAGGAGTGTACTCGGGAATCGCCCTGTATAGACCGTTTCGCTCAGCAATCTCCCTCAAATCCTTAAAGTTCGACCAAAACTGCTCAGAATGACTATACTCAGTTACAGAACAATGAGCTATCTCGTGAAGCAACACATGAAACATAGAATTCAAATCACCATCAATGCAAACATTTATCTCATAACCCTTATTAACACTTGAACCCAACTTCCCCTTTGTATAAGTCCCTGTAATTATGGGGTGCTTATCAAGCAAATATTCATAACGAGTTCCGACCAAAGCGGCACGGAACTTCTTATATTGATCCTTCAATAGAAGAAGGCGGGGTGGCTCACGAGTCGTCACAAAACATAACATCGCAACAACAAATACCACGAAAAACAAAACAATCTTCATCTTACTCTAACAAAACAAAATTTACTGTACATATCACTAATAGTATTCGTGTGCTGACCCGTAAACGGAGACCACTCCACCAACTCAAAACCGTTCTTCTCCAACCAAGTTATCAACAAGTCCTTGTAGGCGATGGGCTCGCCAATGAAGTTACCGCCATAATAAGGAGTATCGACAAGCATCACCGATATGAAATCACCAAACTCACCCTTCACGTCACAAACGTTCACCACATTACCCAAAGCATCTCGAAAAGAACCTGTCATCATTATGTATTCAGAATCAGGAATGCAGCCGATGAACCGAGAACCAAGTTTTGTGCGGTTCTTAATCTCCTTCAAAGTTCTATAAAACTTACCAGAAGTCTCAAAAATATACTGCAAAGAAAAGTTATAACAAATTACATCGTAAAAAGACTTTGGCGAAACGCACACATCACCATGTAAAAAACGAATACACTTTACGTTTGACTTTCTCGCCCTTTCCTTCGCGATTGAAAGCAAATCACCATCAGGATCGCACATCACCACTTTCTTCGTAATTGGCATCCACTTGAACATATCACCCCCTCGCCCACAACCAACATCCAAAACACTATCGTTCTTTCGGGTATATTTCTGAATATGATTTAGCTTAACATTATTGTGGAATTTACGAGTGCGTTCCATAGTTAAAGTTATTATGCTTGTTCTTTTTAAATGGCTTCTCTTGAGGTTGATCACATAACGGTGCCCGGGCAAAACTTCGCACTCATCAGTATCGTGGGAAAGAACTGCAACCAGAAGACGGAAAGCGGCGAATCTGGTCTCAAGATTAGAGGCTGCTTTTCGACGGCAGAGGAGGCGGCAGCGTGGGCGAAGAAGCTACAGAAGGATGACGCCACCTTCGACATCTACGTGGTGGACATGTACAAGTGGCTTCTGATTCCGCCGAAGACGGAGGAAATCGAAAACACACACTACAACGAAGACAAGCTCGAGGAAATGATGCAGGAATACAAGAAGAACCAGGCTCTCGGAAAGAGAATGTTCGAACAGCGTGTTAGAGACGCAAAGGAGAAGGGCATCGACGGAGACATGCCCTTCGTAAAGCCAGGCGACGATAACTCCAAGTTCTACACGAAGCCGGACGAGCCACCGATGCCCCACCCATCTGAGTTCGTAGAGAAGTTCAAGGAGGAGTTCCCCGACAAGCCCCTCGAAGAAATCATCAAGATGGCAGACGACGCAGTCACCGAGGAAGCTAACAAGCGCAAGGCAGAGAGGGAAAAGGAAGAGAGTAAATAAAAATAACAATTGCAACGGTGTTGCCCCTGCAATTGTCATATAAGACATTTAATTTAACGAAGTTTTCCTATTAAAAAACCCATCATGAAAGCAATCGATATCACGAACCAAGAAGTAACGCCTATCGCAGAAAATGGATCCCATTTTACCTCTTGTTTATTATCCATCTGAAACGGATAATACATAGGAGTATGAGGGTGAACGACCTGAGGATGAGGAGGAGGAGGAGGAAAAGCCTGTTGAGAAGGATGGTGATAAAACGAAGCGTCCGATTGTATCACGTTCTCGAGAGGAGTCTCCGAAGGAATATCATCCTCCTCAAAAACACCATC